GCACAGGAGATGTAATTGATTTTATAATAGTTCTTGGAAATACTTTAGACATTGGAACTCCATCTGATGCTACTGTCACACAAGCTAAAACAAACTTTGTATCAACTTCCTCAGCATCAGGACTTCAAATAAAAGGCGATGGTACTACTGATGGAACTTTACAATTAAACTGTTCTCAAAATTCACATGGTGTTAAAATTGCATCTCCAGCACACTCTGCTGGTCAATCATATAAATTAATTTTACCAACAGGAAATGTCACAGCAGATAGATTTTTAAAAGTAGATTCTGTATCAGGTTCAGGAACAACAGGAATAGGACAATTATCTTTTGCTGAAGCTGGTGGTGGCGATATGGTAAAAATATCAACATCTGCTTTATCAGGTGCTAGTTCTTGGTATAGTGATAGTTTAGATTCAACTTATTTTGCTTATAAAATAATTGTAAGGATTACCAGTGTAAGCACACAATATGCAAAAGTTTATGCAAGGTTAAGAGCATCAAGTTCGGATTTGACAGGTTCTAATTATACTTGGTCTTGTGGTGGTTGGTTTAGATACACAGATAATTCAGGAAATGGAGAATTAAAAGATGGATATGCAGGTGGTACAGAATGGAAACCACATGGCGATACTGGACTAGATACCGATAGTGGAGAGGGTATTAATATGGAAATTGATTTATTTGAACCATCAAGTACATCAGGTTTTAAAAAAGGATTATCTTATTCAACATTTTTATATGATAGTGCTAGATGGTACACAGTAATGGGTTCTTTTAAATATGCATCACAATCTGCTTATACAGGCATAAAATTATATACAAGTGCTGGTACTATGACAGGAACAGTAAATTTATATGGAATTAAATAGGAGTTAAATATGACAAGACAAAAATATATAGAGGGTGTTGGTCAAGTAGATTATACACCTGAAGAAGAAGCTGAAGCAAATACTTTAGAAGAACAGCACACGCAATCTGTTCAAAATTTTAAAGACAAAATTGAATTAGAGGAAACAAAAAAAATATCAGGCAAACAAAAATTAAAAGATTTAGGTCTTGATGATGACGAAATAAAAGCATTGATGGGAGCATAACATGGCTCTACTCTTTGCTAAAAACAATTCTCTTTCAGCAGTAACAGCACTTCCAGCTTCAGTATCAGGTGGAGGTCTTAATTTAATATCTACTCAAACTGCATCAAGTTCATCTACAATTGATTTTACTTCAGGGATAGATTCTACTTACAAAGAGTATCTATTTAAGTTTATTGATATACATCCAGCAACTGATAATGCATTTTTTCAAGTAAATTTTAGAGATGGTGGAAGTGATTATGATGCTACAAAAACAACAACTGCTTTTGAAGCATATAATCAAGAAGATAATAGTGGAGCAGCATTAGGGTATAAATCAAGTAATGATCTAGCACAAAGTACAGGAGCACAGAGAATTACATCTAATATAGGAAATGATAATGACCAATGTGGTGCTGGACATTTACATCTTTTTAATCCAAGTTCTACAACTTTTGTAAAGCATTTTATGGTTAGAACAGTTCATGCTGGTGGTCCAGCATACGCAGAAGATTATTATGCTGCTGGTTATTGTAATGTAACTGCTGCTATTGATGCAGTACAATTTTCAATGTCATCAGGAAATATAGATTCAGGAACAATAAAAATGTATGGAGTAACTTAATGACTTTTGGTTTAGTTAAACATAATAATAATTCTATATCAGCTATAACAAGTGCTGGACAATTAGCACAAGGTAAAATGACATTGATAAAAGAACAAACTGCTAGTTCAAGTTCCTCAATATCTTTTGTAAATGGCTCATCTTCAGTTGTTTTAGATAACACATATCCTATTTATTTATTTAAATTTATTAATATTCACCCAGCCTCAGATGGAGTAACTTTTCAATTTAATATGAGTACAGATAGTGGCAGTAATTATAATGCTACAAAAACTACTACTTATTTTAGAGCATATAATTATGAAAATGATTCTGGAACTAATTTAGAATATAGAACTGGTGAAGATTTAGCACAAAGTACATCAAATCAAATAATATTTAATTCTTTAGGTTCTGATAATGACCAATCTCTTTCTGGTGAAATAGTTTTATTTGAACCTAGCTCTACTTTTGTAAAACATTTTTTATTAAAAACAAATTGTTCTGGTAATGGTGATTATACATGGAATGCCTATGTATCTGGTTATGCAAACACTACTTCAGCAGTTGATGCAATACAATTTTCTATGAACTCAGGAAATATAGATTCAGGCACTATAAAACTCTTTGGAATAAAAGGAAGCTAATGAGTATTGTAAAATTAAATAATAGATCAGTAAAAGACATAACAGCTTTTGGTTCAATATCTTCTCTTGGAAGTCTTACACATATTGCAACACAAACAGCTTCATCATCAGCAAGTTTAAGTTTTACATCAGGGATTGATAGCACTTATAAGGAATATATTTTTTATTTTGTAAATATTCATGGTGGAAGTGATGATGAAAATTTACAATTTAATTTAAGTACAGATAATGGTTCTAATTATAATGTAACTAAAACAACTACTCTTTTTAGAGCAGATCATTCTGAAGCTGGTGGAAGTGAAGATTTAAGTTATGATGGTGGTAGAGATATGGCACAAGGAACAGGAAATGCAAATCTTGCTTATAGAATTGGTGCAGATAATGACCAATCATGTTCTGGTATTTTTCATTTGTTTAATCCCAATTCGTCTGTGTTCGTCAAACATTTTATTTCTGATTTTAATGTAAATATGGCTACAAATAAAGCACTAAGAGTTTTTGTAGCTGGTTATGGAAATACACAATCGCCAATAAATGCTATTAAGTTCCAAATGTCTAGTGGAAATATTGATAGTGGACAGATATTGCTATTCGGATTAAATTAACATAAAAAGGATATATTATGCCAAGATATAAATTAGTAAATGGAGAAAGAATACAGTTAACTGCTGAAGAAGAAGCACAAAGAGATCAGGAAGAATTAGCCTGGAGTAATGGAGCTAAGGATAGAGCTATTGCTAGATTAAGAGAAAAAAGAAATAGACTATTAGCATCTTCTGACTGGAAAGTAGTAATGGCAAAAGAAAAAGGCACAACTTTATCTACTGGATGGAAAGCCTGGAGACAAGAGTTAAGAGATCTTCCAGGAACAATTACAGATAGTGATACAGCAGAAACAATTGATGCTAAACAATTTCCTATAGAACCATAATACCAATATCAATATCAAACCAAATTTGATATTGATATTTATGAAATTTTTTTTAATTCTACAAATATGTTCAGCTACATTGGGTCAATGCGAGACACCATATACACCTAATATCATATTTGACCAATTCTATGATTGTGCTAGGACAGGCTATGATTTAGCAAAAGGAACCACCAATAGATTAGGTGATAAATTTGTTAATGAACATAAGATAGTAATTAATTTTAGTTGTAATGAATTTGAGAAAGCATAATGCCGAATATAAGAAAAAAAATAAAAAAAGAATTATCCAGTGTGGAGGATAAAAATGGTTTAAGAATTTCTTACCATGAAAAAGTTTGTGCTGAGAGAATGAAAACATTATTTAAAGCAATAGATGAGATGCGTAAAGATATAAAAGATTTAAGACAAGATATGAATAAAGGCAAGGGAGCTGTAGCATTATTAATTATAATTGGTGGATTAGTAACAGCTTTTTTTGGCTATTTTAAAATAAATGGATAACTTGACCAAATAACAAATCATAATAATTTTTAATCATGCAACTTAGTAAACATTTCAAACTTGAGGAGTTCACCAAAAGCCAATTGGCTGTTAGACATGGGATTATAAATAAACCTGGATCTGGTGAAATTAAAAATTTAGAAAATTTGTGTTATGAAATATTAGAACCAGTTAGAGCTCACTTTGATAAACCTATAACAATTACATCAGGATTTAGATGCTTAGAGCTAAATAGAAAATTGGGATCTTCAGATCAATCAGCCCATGTCTCAGGCTGTGCCACCGATTTCGAAATTGCATCAGTGCCAAATATTAAGGTCATCTACTGGCTGATTAATAACACAGATTTTGACCAGGCAATTTTAGAGCACTACAATCCAGAAAAATATGGAGTCAATTCTGGATGGATCCATGTTGCATACAAAGAAGGAAATAATAGAAAACAAGTTTTAACTTATGATGGGAACAGCTATTCCAATGGTCTCCCAGATATGAAGTGGGATAAAGGAGTTGTAGTAGGATAGTATGTGGTTAGCATTATTAAAAAATCCTTTAACAAAATTAGTAGCTGAAAAAACTATTGGAGCTGTAACACATAAATTAAAAAAAGATCAAATTGTAAGAGACAGAGAAATTGAAAATGCAAAAAATGTAGATATTCAATCTCTTAAATCTTCTGATAACTCACTTAAAGATGAATGGTTAGTTATTGTTTTTAGTTTAATTTTTATTGCTCATTTTGTGCCTCAGCTCCAGGATGCTATGGAGAGAGGATGGAATATTTTATCTACAGCTAACGACTACTTTTGGATTGTGATTTTGACAATAGTTGGTGGATCTTTTGGATCTTCATCTATTACCAAATTTATTAAGAAAAAATAATGGCAAGAAGAAAGTTTGATTTAAACAAACTGCCTCATGTTAGGATTCCAAAAAAGACTAGCCAGGCTCCCAAAAGACCCAAAAAGAGCTCCATGAATAAGCATAAAAGAAGATCCTGGAAAGCTAAGAATAGAGGTGGCTCTTAATGGATAGTGTCAAATATTTAGTGCTTTTATTATTATCATTTGAAGGTGAGATGATTAAAGAAACACTAGAATTTGAAAGACCAGTTACTGTTTTAGAATGCTCTGAATTTGCTGAAGAACATAGAGATGCAATAGCTGTTCATAAATGGTTTGAAGGTAAAGATATTATGAAATCTGGGTATTATCTCAAAGATGGTAGAGGTACTTTCCAAGGTTACATCTGTACCAATTAAAAAAATCTGCTAACAATAAAATTATGATTGATAAATTTTTTACTTATATATTTGGTACATTAGACAAATGGTCATCATGGATTGATAAATGTTTTATTGAAAAACCAAAAAAGAAAAAGAAAAAAAGTAAACCATTACCAGAAGATCTATTTAATGGAGAATAAATGAAAGTATCAGAAAACACATCAGTAGCTATGCCAATTAAAAATATGATTGGAATTATCATTGGAGTTGCTATGGGTATTTTTGCCTATACAGAAATAACAGCAAGACTTACATCACTTGAGACATCAAGAGAATTAATGAATGCAGATTTATTAAAAGCAAGTGAACAGACAACTGTAGATAAAGAGCAGTATATCCTTCTGGAGGAACTTTACAAAACTACCGATCAACATACAGAATTATTAAATAAAAATATTCATAATCAAGTAATGTTACAACATTTAGAAAAACAATTAGAAAAAGCATTAGCTGATATAGAAGAACTTAAAGACAAGGTAAGAGCAAATGGAAATAGTCATTAGTTTATTAATGTTTCTTGGTGAACCACCAATATTAAAAGAACATCTTTATA